ACCATCACGCTGAACAAGCATTACGAAAGCTCATTCATCGTTGAGGACATCGCCGCTACTCAAGCTCAGTCAAACCTGCGTACCGACTACACTCAAGCAGCCGCTTACGCAATTGCTGAGAAGATCGATAGCGACCTTGCCACTAACATGACAAGCACTTGGAAGACTGCATCTCAGGCTTACGGCGCTTACGGCACCGCAATCTCTGACACGCTGATTCTTGCTGTCAACCGCTACCTAAGCGAGAACAAAGCACCTCGAACCGACCGCTCACTCGTTGTACACCCCAAGGGTGAAAGCGAATTGCTTGCTATCGACAAGTTCGTGCGTTACGATGCTTTGGGTTCTGGTGAAGCCATCAAGACCGGTAAGCTGGGTACTCTGTACGGCGTAGAAGTCTACATGAGCCAGAACCTGGTTTACCTGGACACCGCTACCGACGAGTACAACCACCTGTTCTTCCACAAGGAAGCATGGGCTATCGCTATGCAGATGGAGCCACGCACTCAGGCTTCTTACAAGCAGGAGTACTTGGGTTGGTTGGTAACTGTGGACGTTCTATACGGTCACACTAGCCTTCGCTCGAACTTCGGTTACGTCGTTAAGTCCTAAACAAAAACACACAGATCTGTGCAGGGAGCGTCCTACGGGGCGCTCTTTGTTTTATTTACAATGTGTAGTCAAAATTGTTACGTTTTTTGGTATAATACCGTCTAAGGACATGGAGCGTCGGAGACGTTCTATATGGCTATTGCCAAAGAGATTCTTGCGATCGATAACCCTCTGGGAGTCGATGAGGAAACAGTAAAAGAGTTCAACATTCCACCGGAGGCAGACCCATCACCGGTGCGTAAGCTTGCTTTTCTGCAGGGGCAGCTTGAAGAGTTAGAGGCACAGGCTTGGCGTGAGCGTGTCAACATCGTACACGCACGGCGTTTGCAGCAGAGCGATCTTGAAGCCCTACGCGACAAGGGTTTTAGAAACATGGCCGAGCACAAGAACACGGTAAAGCAGTTTACCGATGGCATGGTGATGATTCGGCGCATGATCACCCAACTGCGCGAAAAATACCCAGAACTACGTGTAGAGGAATAGAGTGGACAAGCTCGCCGTAGTTCTGCCCTCTCGGGGACTTATGTTCTCCGAAACTTTCGAGGAGCTTCTTCGAGAGCTAGAAGGCTTTAACTACGAGATATTCTGGGCGCACTCAAAAACTCTACCAGAGTGCTTCAACGAACCTACCGAACGGGCGCTAGCCGACCAAGATGTGTTTGCTGTGTTGTTTGTTGAGGATGACATGATCATCCCTAAGGGCATTCTAAAGAAAATGTTTGCGGCTAAGTACCCTGTAGTGGCCCTAGACTACCCATTCCAGCAAAACGGTGACTCCACGTGCTTACACGACCCCAAGGGATACGCTTTTTGGACGGGTACGGGCTTCTTACTAGCCTCTAAATCAGTCCTGATGCAGATGGAGCGCCCTATTTGGCGCACGGACACCACATTTGACCCGTTTGTAGACACGGATACGATACATTTCTGGCCTAGAAAGCTAAACAAGGTGTTCTACGGCTTACATGACCTGCGTTTCGGGCTACTTCTATACTCTGCCGGGGTGCCAATCTACCCGTTAACCGACACCGCAGGGCAAAGAAAGCTCAAATCATTGGGCAAGCCGGGCGTAAACAACGGCATACACGAGATTTACGAGCTTACAGAGGTCGGGCGCGACCTAGTCTCCGGCATGATCACTCCCGAAAACTCTCAGATGTTCCGTGGGGCATTAAACAGAGTAAAAAACGTCAAGATATGGGACAAAATACCCCCGTTTATCTCTTATGACGAGAATGAGCAGCCGTATCTGAATGACGGGCGGCAGTTTGAGGTGGTTAGATGAAAATCGCCGTAATACTCCCCTCTCGTGGCCTGATATTCTCACGGACTGCGGATGAAGTACTACAAAACCTAAAAGGTATACCCCATAAGTTCTTTTTCGCCCACAGAAAACCCTTGCCAGATTGTTTTGAAGAACCAGTAAATAAAGCCCTACAAGACTCCGAGATCACCCACCTATGGCTAGTCGAGGACGACATGATACTCCGCCCCACTATCTTGCAAGAAATGCTTGATATGGATGTTGCAGTTGTAACGGTCAACTACCCGACTACGGACAAGGGCAACGCCGCGATATTAAGCGTCAAGAAACAAGTTATCTACGGTGGTACTGGTTGTGTACTTGTGAAGCGCGAAGTATTTGATGAGCTTAAAAAGCCCTATTTCCGTACGGACATTATTTGGATACCCAAAAACAGGGGCGATTACATCAAGTTCACGGGCATGAAGAAGAGCGAACACGCCACGGACTACGGCTTACACGACGTCAATTTCTACATGAACCTCTACCGACTGGGAATACCCGTACACGCCCTAGATAAACCCATAGGGCAACGCAAATTGATAGCTCTTGGCAAAGCTGGCAGTAATAACGGCGCGCACCAGATTGAGGAGTGGCGAAAGGTAGAAAAAGACCGCTATTTCACTCTTAAAAAGAACCTACCAGTAGAACAATCTGGCAACCTTGTACCCGTGTTGATCGGTGGCCGGGAAATACTGACCTCCCAAAAACACGCCCGTAAGCTAATTCGTTTGAAAATGGCCGTGAAGCCTCCACGTAGAGCGGTCGTAATAGATGATTCGGAGCTTATATGAACTTACTGACAGTACTTATCACGTTCAATCGCCTAGAGTACACCAAACGCACTTTAAGGGCACTGTGGGACACCATCGAGGTTCCCCATATGTTGATTGTTGTCGATAACAACTCTACGGACGGAACTGTTGAATATCTAAAAGGCCATGCCGACAGAGATAAGATTGACCACGTCATCTTTAACCCAGAGAACTACTACCCCGGCAAAGCGTGCAACATTGGCTGGGAGGTTGGGCTAGAACTATATCCCGAAGCCACTCACCTGATGCGTTTAGACAATGACATGCACTTGGAGCGTGGATGGGATTTGTCGGCAGAAGATTACTTTAAGAAAATTCCCGAACTCGGACAGCTAGGCTTAGACCACGAGGCCATAGAACACCCTAAAGCTACTTTGAGGGTAATGGACATCAATGGTAAGAAGTTAAACCCCTGGCCTGGGTGTGTCGGCGGTCCGAATATCATACGTCGTAAAATCTGGGACTTAGGCGTGCGCTACATGGAGCTGATGTGGAACGATGGGCGGCGCTCTCCCTTGCAGGAAGACTCGCAATTTAGCCGCGCTATTCAATCCAAAGGTTACTTGACCGGCCACATGACGGAAGACTACGGCCGGACTTTCGCGAACGTTACAAATTGGAAAGATTACCCGGACTATTACAAGAAAACCATGACCGACAGAGGTTATGACGAAAAACTAAAGGAGGCGGGACTGTGAAAGCCCTAATTACTGGTATAGGTGGGAGCATTGGCGTACATATGCTTGACCACATAATGATAAACACTGATTGGGATGTGGTCGGTATAGACTCATACAGGCATAAGGGACACTTCGACAGGGTAGCTCAGACTATCGAGCACAATCCCGGTTGGAACGAACGGGTTACGCTGATCACTCACGACCTAACGGCTCCTTTTACAGAGAGGGAAGTCGAAAAGGTCGGCTATGTTGATTATGTAATCAACCTCGCATCTCTTGCAGACGTTTGGGACTCGGTGGATGACCCTGTACCATTCGTCCGCAACAATACAGAGATAGTACTGACGATGCTAGAGCTGGCTAGAGAGTTAAAGCCAAAAGCGTTCGTTCAGTTCTCTACTGATGAAGTATACGGCCCCGCAGATGTCGATCAAGGACACCCGGAATGGGCTACGTTGGTCCCGAGTAACCCCTACTCCGCTTCAAAAGCCTGCCAAGAGATGATCGCAATATCCTACTGGCGCACATATGGTGTACCTGTGATCATCACAAACACTATGAACAACTATGGTCAATTCCAAGGCTCCTCAAAGTACCCAGTGATCATCCAGCGCAAGCTGATGGCTGGCGAGGAAATAGAAGTACACGCTGCTGGAGATGGTCAGATCGGTACGCGATACTACATCCACTCCCGCAACGTAGCTGACGCTGTACTATTCATACTCAAGAACACAACGCCATACATGCACCAAGCTGGGATGGTAGATAAGCCGGATAAATATAACATTGTCGGTAGCGCACAGGTAGACAACCTCGAAATGGCTAAGGTTATCGCCCGTTTGATGGACAAGCCGCTCAAATACAAGCTCGTGAACTTCCACGAAGACCAGCCAGGACACGACCTGCATTACGGGCTAGATGGCACCAAGCTAGGTAAACTCGGCTGGAAACCCCCTGTAGGCTTTGAGGAGAGCATGAAAGCAACGATTGACTGGCAACTCGAGCACCCCGAGTGGATTAGTGAGGACGCATGAAAGTAATGACGATTCTGGGTACGCGCCCAGAGATAATCAAGTTATCCGAGATCATCAAGAAGTTAGACAAACATACTGACCATGTGCTCGTGCATACCGGCCAGAATTACGACCCACAACTTAGTGACGTGTTCTACGACGATCTTAAGCTCCGTAGACCAGACATACAGCTTGAGTGGCATGGTAACAGCCTCTCCGCGCAGATAAGCAATAACTTTGCTGATATTGGCGATGTGTTGGCAAACGAGCAGCCAGACGCAGTAGTTATTTTAGGCGACACCAATTCAGCTATAGCCGGGGGTTATTTAGCCAAGCGTATGAAGGTTCCCCTATTCCACCTAGAGGCCGGCAACAGATGCTTTGATGACAATGTGCCGGAGGAGATTAATCGCCGCATCCTCGACCACATTAGTGACGTGAATATGGTGTACACCCAAGGTCAGCGGCTTTATTTGCGAGATGAAGGCATCGCTAAAGAAAGAATATTCGTCATGGGGTCGCCCATGAAAGAGGTTCTGACGAACTTAGATTGGCAGACCAGGAACCCGATGAACTTAGAACTGGGACAATACTTTGTAGCGTCGATACACCGCGATGAGAACACCGAGATACCAGAGAACTTAGAGATCTTAAAAGATACCCTTGCAGCGATCTACGAGAAGTATGGATTGCCAGTTATAGTCACAACCCATCCAAGGCTACGGAAGAAAATAGAGGGCGCTACTTTGGAAGGGGTGAGCTTTATGCCGCCATTTGGTATCGCTGATTACATCTATCTACAGAAGCACGCACGCTGCGTAATTTCTGACTCCGGCACGATCAGTGAAGAGTCGGCAATCTTAGGCTTCCCGGCGATCACCATCA